GAATTCTCTTGACCTCAAGGTTCACGCCGGGTGGCGGAATCTCGATGTTCTGCATATTAAGAACGTCCTCGTCTATCAAAAAAGTAAACTCGAAAAAGGAAAAAATAATAAAAATACTATAAATCCCGATTTAAAATTTACGTTCTCTAAAGACGAGAGGTCCTATGACGTATGCGTTGATAGGTTTGATCTGGTAACGGATATGATTACCTATACACCTGGTTGGCTAGCTCCAGACGGTCCAAAGCTAGAACCTAACTGTCTACTCAAAGAATCTATGAGTGATATCGCTTTTGGCGAAATTTCAGTTAGGATCGGACGCGCAATGCTTGCTTATAGAGCAATTGTACAAATTTTAGATTCATTTGTTCCAAGTGTCCGGAGAAAACATTACACTCGCCTTGAAAGATCAAGAGCGCAACTGTGGATCGACATACTGCATTTGGCAGTTCTCGATAAAATGGAAGAGTACCTTAAGAAGGACTTTCAACAGTTGATGGCGTACGGTACAGGTAAAGACAATGATCGATCAAAAGTCATTGTTTTTTCAGGTTTCCTAAGAAAACTAATTCTAACTCGTGCAATTCGTATGATGAATCCGAATGAAAGTGGCCGCAAGGCCGCCTCTCTGGTTCGTTCATTATATGAGTCGAAGCGATGCTGGGCAGAGATGTCCAGCGAACTTCGGGATGCTAGTATGAATAGTCATAAAGAACTCTTAGGTTCCGTTAAAGATTGTTCCGAATCCGCGAAAAATTGGATTCGTAGAGCAGTAGATATCGTAGTGCCGCCTAATACACGTTATGATCCAAAGAACTTCTGTGTTCCTACATGGAGTGCTTCTTATGAGACAAGCAGGACGGATGGTGGTAACCATTCCGCTGTATTAGGTGAAGGTAAATGTTTTACAATTGGTGATACATGCGGCCAACGGGCTTATTCTGATTTATTAGAATGGGATCTACTCGTTGGAGCTGATTCTGAGAGTAATGATGTCAAATTTCAGGCTATTCCTGAACCTGGAAAGTTTCGTATTATAACGATTGGTCGAGAGAAATTGTATTCCTCCCTTCGTTCTTTCCAAGGTTTCCTTATTTCATTGTGGAAAAGGACCCCTTTTGCGACTATGGTCGAGGGTGTATTTGACAGGATAACGAGATTGTGTGATGAGGAGGGTGCGATCTATTTCAGTGGCGATTATGATAAAGCTACTGATGCACTTTCCATGGATGCTACCACAGTTTGTTTAAACCGTATTTTGGAGAACTTGAACATATCTAATAGCTTTCTGGCTAAGATACTTCGTTTGAGTTTCTCGGGTGCTTTCATTCACTATCCTGATGGATGTGTAGTGAAACAGACTCGCGGTCAACTGATGGGTCATCCTATCTCGTTTCCTTTACTTTGTATCATCAATCTGTCTACCTTTATGAGAACCTTTACTATCACAGGTAAAGATGATCCCCGCCTACGGCGAGTTCTCATAAATGGTGATGACATCCTCTTTAAAGGAAAAGAGGAGCATGGAGCTCGTTGGCGTGTTGCTGCCGACGAGGTTGGTTTAATTGTTAACGAAGCTAAGACCTATGAAAGTAGCCGTTGGGCTCTTATCAATTCTGTCTTTGTTGACATGGATCACCGTAGGAAGATAAATTATATTCCTTTATCTGTCTCTCTTGGTTGTAATGTCAAGAGGGGTGAGATAACGAAGACTTTAGGTCAAGCTCCTCAAATATGGGATCTGATCGAACGTAGTCCTTGCGAAAGAGCAAAGGATATGTGTCGACGCTTATATTTGAAGACTATTGATGGTCTTTGTCCACATCTTGGTGATTTCGTTCCCAATTTCTTTCTTCATAAGGATCTTGGTGGTCTAGGTATTGTCCCTAGCGAAGGTTGGCAATTCGGCGTTTCTGACAAACAACGTCGAGTTGCAACATATTTCCTTCGTCATCGCAATATACGGGCCATAAAAGAAAAAATCTCAGTTATGCCTCAGGCGGTTCTAAACGCGCTTGACAAATTGGGTAAGATCCGTCCTAAAAGTGAAGATTGGTTATTGAAGGGCAGGCCTGTCATGGGTCCTGTTCTTGAGGGCGAAGATGTGAAAGATTATTTAGAAAATGTCTTTCCTCGTGTTCTAAAATCAACAGCTTGGGTCGTTGGACCTGGCTCTTCAATGGATCGTGAGTTCCGTCATGATTACATAAATGCTCTTAGATGTAAAGAGGTCCCGTGTGTGCAGAAAAAACTCAAGGAGTATTTCCCTGCACGGGAGGTAGCGTGGCTTCCACGTTTACCTGTCATTCGACAGAGGGTCGAGCGGAACATGTACGAGGTCGGATGTAATGAGTTGATTAATTCATTCCTTTCTGGCTTTGAGCTGTGCTGTTAGTCCGATATCGGAGCGACACATTGAGTGTGTGCTGAAGCTTGTCCTGAACATGACTTTAAACTGTTCCTTTGTTCGCTTGGCGACATTGGAAAGTGGGTCTCTATGTTAACTGCCCAAAAAGGTGATGTATTCACGAAATAAGTCTTTTTAGTGCCATCTTGTATGGTTCACTGGGGGATCCCGTAAGGGCAATCCAGGCTAAAGAGTTTCGTGGTATATCTTAATAGTTCCGTGCTAAATCGAGAAATCGTAAATGCCGACAGACTGCACGGGTAGCCGTCAGGTCATAGAGATGTACAGTCGGTCTCCGGAGGGAGATGGATCCACTATTAAACACTCAATGATTTCTTTAAGAAAGAAGACAGTCCGGAGCACTCCGGCTAAAAAAGTGCAAGCGAAAGGGAAAGGTAAGGGTAAGTCTCGGGAATTGGTCCCTCTTATGCCTCCTTCTCGTGACAAGCGTCTTATGAAAGCGCCTGTCAGTCAGAATGTCTCGTCCTCTCAATCTGGACGCGATCGCGATCGATACGTTGAATCCGAGCGTATTGGAACGGTCACAGGAACAGTCGATTTTCTTGTTGGGATTATCTCACAGATGAATCCCGGTCTCGCAGGAAGTTTCCCATGGCTTTCGGGCCATGCGAATCTCTACGAGAAGTACCGTGTAAATAAGCTTATTTACCGATACAAGAATCTTAAGGGAACTGCAACAGACGGTAACGTTCTGTTCGGTTTCGACTATGATGTTCTTGATGGGCCTCCCGCGACTGCGATTCAGATGACGCAGCTCACTGAATGGATCGATGGCGCCCCATGGCGTATTTTCGAATTCCGCGTACCTACCGATGGTCGTATCTTGTTCACAAGACAAGGTCCTGTCGCCGGAGCGGATTTGAAGACCTATGACATGGGTCAATTGTTTGTTGCAACCGAAGGCTGCCCTGCAGCTCAGGTTGGTTATTTAGAAGTAGAGTATGATATCTCCTTCTACAACAAACAGTCGTCATTTTATTCTGTTCCCTCGTCCTATACGACTTCAGTTTGGACTCTTTCTGGAAACGCAGACGCCTTTGTTGATGGGGAGAACCCTATCAGCAATTGGGTGCAAGTTTCTGGAAACAACGGAGTATTTCTCGATTCTGAGAACCGTTTCCAGGTGCCGCAAGGCAATTGGTTGATCAGCGGTCAATGTTCTATCGGTGGTTCGGCAGGAGCCTCCACTGATTACATTGATCTTGATTTTGTTGGTGGTCCCAATCCTCGTGGACCCTCCCAACAAGTCGCCGCTGGTACCTCTGGTATCCTTTCTGGACAATATCATTTTACAAATGATACGAATCTCCCAGCCGCAATGATAACGAATGTTTTCTGCGACTCTGTTTCTGGAGATTTGGTCGTGGCCGGGGCTGGCAGTAGTATCGTCTTTCAGACGGTAGCCTAATCGCTTTCTTGGTCTGTCTGTCGCACTAGACCGGTGCATATCTCGTAGGTTGCCCTGAACCTCGAGGGGGTGAGGAGAACTCACCTGGAGCGTGTTTGGTGATAGAGTATGTTTGTTTCGTTCTTTAGTTTGTGACGCCTTGTGCTGATTTACTATGAACGCTATGAACTGTAGCCTCTGTCAAGACATGTGTGAACTACTTGTGTATGATGTTGATCCCTGTACCTTAAAGGTATTGTATCGT